GGCAAAGCGAAAGCGGCGCTGAAGGTGAAGGACTACGAGGACGCCGAGGCGATTGCGCAGGAGACCTTCTCCGAGGTTCAGCAGGGCATCATGCTCCAAGGCGCGGACAATCCCGCTCTTGTGGTGTATGCGCTCGGCAAGAACACTCGGCGAGCGAAGGATCTGGCTGCGATCCAAGATCCAGTAAAGTTCGCGTTTGCGGTTGCGAAGCTGGAGAAGGAACTCAAAGTGACTACTCGCAAGCCACCGCCGGCGCCAGAGCCCGTTGTTAAAGGCACCGGGCGTGCAAGTTCTGTAGATTCAACACTCGAGCGACTGCGCAACGAGGCACTCAAGACCGGCGATATGTCGAAGGTCATGGCCTACAAGCGGTCGCGGCAACAAAAGTAACAGGAGTCTGAAATGCCTAATGCATTTTCGAAAGAGGAAATCGTAGCGTTCGAGAACATTCTCGAAGGCTTCCAGGATGCGCTCGTTCTGAGCCGTAACGTCAACGTCTACGCCACCGACGGCGCAACGATGGAGCGCGCACGCGACACCATCTGGCGTCCGATGCCGTACATTGCGCAGAGCTTTGACAGCACTGTCGGCTCGTCCATTTCGTCTAACTACGACGACATGACGCAGCTTTCCGTGCCGTCCACGCTCGGCTTCTCCAAGACCTCGGCTTGGAAGCTGAACGCAAAGGAACTGCGCGACGCGCTGCAAGAAGGCCGCCTCGGCGATGCCGCTAAGCAGAAACTGGCGTCCGACATCAACCGCTCCGTTCTGAGTGTCGCCTCGAACCAGGGCACGCTCGTCGTTGCAGTCGCTGGTGCGGCTGGTGATTACGACGACGTGGCGCTCTGCGATGCGATCATGAACGAACAGGGCGTGCCGGACTACGACCGCTACCTGGCGCTGTCGACCCGCGACTACAACGGACTGGCTGGCAACCTGGCGACGGCTACTCGTTCGTTCGGTAACGCTAAGTCTGACCGCGCGTATGAGCGTTCCTACGTCGGCATGGTTGCAGGTTTTGATACCTACAAGATGGACTACGCCAACCGTCTGGCTGCTCAGGCGACGGCTGTCACCATCGCAACCAACGGCGCTCAGGTCCGTTTCGTCCCGCGAGCAACCACGACCTCGACCGCGGGCGTTCTTAACGTGGACAACCGATACCAGACGGTAACGGTATCGACCACGGTCGGCGTGGTAGCGGGCGACGCGTTCACGATCGCTGGCATCGAAGCCGTGCATCAGATCACCAAGCAGTCGACGGGCCAGCCTAAGACCTTCCGCGTGATCTCGGTTGACAGCGGCACGACGATGACGATTTCTCCGCCGATGATTGGCGCGAACTCGTCACCGACCGATGCTGAGCTTCAGTACAAGAACATCAACGTGGCCAGCACCTCTGCTACCGCGTCGATCAACTGGCTGAACGACAACGCCTGCAACGTCAACCCGTTCTGGTTCAAGAACTCGATCGAGCTGCTCCCTGGCCGATACGCAGTTCCGACCGACAGCGGCGCGGCGGTCATGCGTGCGAGCACGGACCAGGGCATTGAGCTGGTAATGCAGAAGTTCTACGACATCGACACCATGACGATCAAGTATCGTCTGGATACGCTGTACGGGGTCGTCTGCACCGCGCCGGAAATGGCCGGCGTTCTGATCTTCGGTCAGTAATGACTGAATGGAGAGGGGCGGCGCAATGCCGCCCTTTCTCTTTGGGAGAATTTATGCCGTTGAAAAAGGGCTACTCGAAAAAGACGATTTCTGAAAACATCTCGAAGGAGATGAAGTCAGGACGCCCGCAGAAGCAGGCGATCGCAATCGCGCTCGAGACTGCACGCACTGCCGCCAAGAAGGCGGGCAAGCCGTCGAAGGCACCGAAAAAGGGGAAATGATGTATCCGCGCCACGTTTACTGCTCGCCGGGTCCGTATCAGAAAACGACAAGCCATCCCACGTGGGGCTGCAAGTCGGTCGAGAGCGAGGAAGAGCTGGCAGAGGCGCTGGCGTCGGGTAAATGGTTCGAGTCGATTGCGGAGGCGTGCGACGCTGCGGGCGAAGCCGCCTATCCGCGCCTGCGCGGGCGTATGCGCTCGATTGCTCTGCGCAAGCGGCGCACGTATGCTTTGCCTAGTGACGACGCACCGCCGTCGCGTGGGGAGATTGAACAACAAGCACGCAAGCTCGGGATTCGCTACAATGCCCGAACGGCTGACAAGGTATTATTGGCGCGAATCAGCGAGGTGATGCGAGGCAATGGCGTACACGAAGAGGCAATTCGTTGAGGCGGCGCTCACCGAGATAGGACTCGCGTCCTACGTTTTCGATATCCAGCCGGAGCAACTCGAGTACGCACGGCGTCGCCTTGACGCCATGATGGCGGACTGGAACGGCAAGGGCATTCGGCTCTCCTACCCTATTCCCGCATCGCCCGAGCAGGGCAGCCTAGCAGAAGAAACCAACGTACCCGACAGCGCAAACGAGGCGGTGATTCTCAACCTCGCCGTGCGCCTGGCGCCGTCGTATGGCAAGCAGATCATGCCGGACACGCGGCTGCTGGCTAAGACCGCCTACGATACCGTCCTACAGCGCGCCACCGCGCCGATTGAGCTGCAATTCCCCGATACGCTCCCGTCCGGCGCAGGTAACAAGTACTGGCGCGACGCGGACGATCCTTTCATGCCAACCCCGGTTGATCCTGTCGAGACAGGCCCCGAGGGCATTCTGGAGTTCAACTGATGCCGCAGATTATTAATCTCTCCCCGATCGGCGAGGTTCTACCAGGCGACAGTCTGCCGATCTTCGACGAGTCGAACGGCGATACGCGGCGGGTGTCGGTGAGCCAGCTCGAAGCGTACATGCAGAACAACATCGACACGAACGCTTCGGAGATCGACTACGACCCGGCAGGCACGGGCGCCGTGGCTCGCACGGTGCAGAGCAAGCTGCGGGACGTGGTGTCGGTTAAGGATTTCGGGGCTGTAGGGGATGGCGTAACGGATGACACTGCTGCGATTCAGGCGGCTATCGAAGCCAGCAAGCCGGCCACAGCGGCTTACAACTTAATCAACCCCGCCACCGGAACAAAGAGAATCTATGTTCCTTCTGGCGTTTACCTGATCTCTTCGCCTTTGTCGCTGTACTCATTCCAGGAGTTTGTCGGCGATGGTCCCGGAACGCTGCTGAAAGCGTCGGGCGGATTCTCCGGCACTGCTTTGGTTCTTCTCAAGGGCGGCGGCGCGGGACCGACAACCTATTTTCAAGGCGCGGTTGTCTCTAATTTGAGCTTTATGGCAAGCGTCGCGGCCATCCGACAGTCTGCGACCGTTGTGCTCAATTCCTTATTTTCTAATATTACTCTCACCACAACCTACGGTTTTATTCTGGATTCGTACACGCAAGCGTGCGTGATAAACAGGGTCTACTCTGGCGGCTCGATCAATCAGATTATTCTTCTGAAGGGCAACTGGAACCTTATTGAGGACATCGACAAGGAGCACGGGACAGGCTCAACGACTGAGGCATATGTCGAGATCGCAAACCACGGCGTTTTCCCGTCCTCCTCTGACGGCAACATGTTGCGCAGAATACTTATCGAGGGCACGGGGTCGGTTAACAAATCGGCGATCAAGCTCAACGGGACATCTAACACGACGCTTTATGATTTCTGGGGCGAGCTAACCACAAATAATGGCTACCAGCTCGACATCATAGAGTCGCAAGAGGTCAACCTTAAAGGAACGCTCAGGCTAGGCGCCGCTGCGACAGGGAAAATCAAACTCAGCAGCAAGTCTTACGTTAGTCTGGACTTTTTGTCTTCAGACGCAGAAAACGTGCCCTTTTATTCGTTCCTCGACGTTGATTCCACGTCATACATCAACATCGAAAAGGTTTATTCCAGGGTCAGCGCAGATCGGCTGAGACTGGATAAGCTGGCGAATATCAAAGTTCTGGAGTTTATCGACGCGACCTTGTTCAGGACGCCGGTCGCAGGGATGTCGGCCTACTCGTCGCCACAATACCTGAACGCTCAGAATCTGCTTATCAACCCATCGTTTGAAGCTGGCAGGCACGGCTGGTCGTTTTTTGGCGCCGGGTCTCCTGTTCCGACGACTGAAGAGTACATTGCGTCTGATGTCGCGCCCGGCCTGATGGGGCATTTCATCTGGTCCGGCGGCGGATCTTTCCAGCTCGTGCAAAACATCACGCTGTCGGCGGCGCAGGTCGGAAAGCCGATGACGATTTCTGCGCTTGTGAAGATAACGGGTACATCACCTGCGAAAATCGTTCCAGTCGTTGCCGGATTGTTCTCAACGACCAGCTACCAAGCGTCTCCCGGCTCTGGGTGGCAGGTCATGACGATGACGGCGTACCCAACGGCGTCAGGGTCTCAACCTTTCGGCTTCTATTTTTTGGCCCTAAACACGACGGCCGAGGTCTGGGTTGACGAGGTTAGCGTTTCGTTCGGCGAACTGGCGCCCATAAACGCCGCGAAATTTGGCTCGCTTGAGCTGAACGGGAAAACCTTTACAACGCTGTCTGCCGCACCAACAACGGGAACGTGGAAGGTCGGCGATCACGTGTTCAACAGCGCGCCAGCTGTTGGATCTCCGAAGGGATGGATCTGCACCGTCGCAGGAACGCCTGGGACTTGGGTTTCTGAAGGCAACCTGTAAGGAGCCACCATGCCTGGAATCGCATCTCTCCTCCGCTCCCGCACCATCCAGTTCTCTATTGCACTGGCGGTGCTCTCTGTCTTGCAAGGCTTCGTTTTCCACTTACCGCTCCCGCCCGCCGGCCAGGCGTTCGTCGGGTGCATGATTGCCATCGCTGTCGTGGTGCTGCGCGCGATCACGACGATGCCATTGAAGGAGCGCTGATATCGTGACGGATGTCGACCCCGTGAAATTCGGACTGCTGATCGGGCAGGTAAAGACGCTGGAAGCGCAGGTCGAGGACTTGCAGAAGGACGTGAAGGAGCTTCTCGCGCTCGCCAATCGCAGTCACGGCGGGATCTTCGCCGGCATGGCGATTGCGTCAGCGCTCGGGGGCTTGGGAACCTGGTTCGTTAATCACCTGGTGAAGTAAAGATGCCGACGATCAACAAATTGCCGCTGCTCGATACCATCTCTGGCGGCGACCAGCTCCCCGTCTACTCCCCGAACGCAGGCGATGCGCGGAGGATGTCGATTAACAGCTTGGCGGATTACATAGAGGACACGCTCGACCTTCCCGACAATTCGGACGAGGTGAGCTTTTTGCAGTCGGGCACCGGGGCGGTGACGCGGACGGTGCAGAGTAAGCTGCGGGATGTCGTCA